ATTAATAGTCTTTCTTTACCAAATACGACCTTTATTGAATCTACTAATGGGGATATAGCAATTGGTTCATGGGGCGCTAACGCAATTCACTTTGTAGTTAATGGAACCACTACTACTCAAGATGCACTGACAATTAGTTCTGCTGGAAACGTCACCACTCCTAACGTTTTAACTGGCGCAGAAGTTGTGGCAAGTAACGGTTTACACATTAATAGCCAAACCGTATCTTCAAGCTATACAATTCCAAGCGGAAGTAACGCCATATCTTCAGGACCGATTACAATCGCATCTGGCATTAGCGTTACTATATCTAGCGGTAGTAGATGGGTGGTTGTCTAATGTTTGGATACGCTGCCTTTGCACAACCTGCATTTGCCGCATTAGGTCAATCAGGTACTCTTTACACAGTATCATTATTAGAGGCTATTACATTAGCTGATTCAATTGTAGGTGCAGCTACATTTAACAATGCCATTTCTGAGGCTATAACATTTGCTGATTCTGTTTCCGTGGTTGCTACTTTTGCCTCTGCCATTACAGAAAATCTTAGCCCTGCCGATGCGGAAACAGTATTAGCTTCTTTTGTAGCTCAAATTACAGAAGGCACTATTACTGAGACGGATATTGATTCTGTTATCGCTACGTTTAATGCCTCCATTAGCGAAGCAATTATTACAGAGACTGATGTTGAATCCGTTATTGCAACCTTTTCGGCATCTATTGCTGAAGCTTTAACATTAGCAGATTCTCAGACTGTTACGGCTGCTTTTGTAAATGCTATTTCAGAAAACATCAATATTGCAGACGTAAATTTTGTAGCAGCAACTTTTGCTAAAATTATTACAGAAAGTTTAAACGTTGCAGAAACTGAATCTGTGGTGGCTAATTTTTCTGGTTTAATTACCGAAAATAGCGGATTAACGGATTCTCAAACTGTTGTAACAGCATTTATTGCCGCTATATTAGAGAATGCATCTTATGCCGATGTAAAGAGCGTTACAGCAGCATTTAACAGTTCTATTATTGAAAATATTGTTTATGCAGACCCAGTATCCGCAGCAGCAGCTTTTGTTACTGCAATTACAGAAACACTAAGCCCAGCAGACGCAGAGTCAGTAATCGCTAACTTTGTATCAAGCATTACTGAGGGTACGATTACTGAGGCAGATATTGATATTGGTTCAAGCGTTTACTACAGGGCTATATCGGAAGGTTTGTCCGCTTCTGATTCTGCTACGGCAAAGATTATCTTCAATACTGTTATATCTGAATCAGTTGCCCTAGCTGACGCTATTTCAGTTTTAAGAACGGCTCATGGTAACGTTTATGAAGCAATTACGACTTTAGATGGACTAATTGCGGGCGGATGGTTTAAAATAGACGATAGTCAAACCCTGTCGTGGACTGCTATTTCTAATACCCAAGGAAGTGGCTGGACATCTATTTCAGATTCCGAAACGCCAAATTGGGTAGTCATTAATAACAGTCAATAAGGAATAGTATGACCACTACTTATAGCCCCTCGTTAAAGCTGTCCCTGCTTGGTACTGGAGACCAATCGGGTACATGGGGTACGACCACCAATAACAACCTAGGAACCCTCCTAGAACAGGCTATCACGGGTGTGGCGGCTATTAACCTCAATAGCATCAGCGCATATACCTTAACCAATTTAAACGGTGTATCAGACGATGCTCGTAATATGTGCCTTATTTTCTCAGGTACTCCTTCTGCTGCTCCAACGATTACTGCGCCCGCACAGAATAAACTCTATGTAGTCGTCAATAATACGACACAAAACCTGACAATGGTGGCTTCTGGCGGCGTTACTTCTTTAGTAATTCCAGCCCTAACCACCGCTCAATGCTATTGCGATGCGGCTAACGTCAGTGGGAACGGTATTGGATTCTATTCCGCCCAAACCACGGCAGCAGGAAACTGGAACGTAGGCGGTAATTTAACCGTGTCGGGAACTGCTACGATTACAGGTGCAATATCCACTTCTGGAGCCATCAGTTCAGGAGGAGCAATTACTGGAACCCAATTTAACGGAGCGGGAACAGGATTAACTGGAACAGCAGCTAGTCTTACAGTAGCTAATATTGCAAGCGGGGCGGCTAATCAAATATTATATCAGTCTGCTTCTTCTGCTACAGGATTTATTACTGCCCCTAGTGTGGCGGGAACAGCTATTTTATATAATGGTACAGGATTTGTTTGGAGTACAGTAGCTGCTGCAGTGGCATCGGGCGCTGTTTATGAAAATACACAAACAATAACAGCTAACTATACCATGACAACAGGCTATAATGGCGAAAGCGTAGGACCCATCACGATAGCAAGCGGAGTAACAGTTTCTATTCCTAGCGGTTCTAGATGGGCAATAATTTAAGGAAAATCAATGGCATACGGCACATTACAAACAGACGTAATTAATTCTAGTACAGGCTTATTTAGCACTAATAATGCTTATTTAGGTATTGCTAAAGCATGGGTAAACTTTAACGGAACAAACGGAGTAGTTCGCAGTTCATTTAATGTAAGTTCGGTAACTAGAAATAGTATATGCGACTTTACAGTAACAATGACAACAGCAATGGCTGATATAAATTATTCTTATAATGTTAATTTTTCACCTTTATATGCACTAAATTATTCAGGTGGTGTTTCTTTAAATTCACAAGGAAACACAACCATCGCCCAGCGTGACCCAACTACAACATCATTTAGATTTGTTACTTATTTCTTTTCTGGTGCGGCAACTACTGGTGATGCAACCTATATTAATGTAATTGTTTGTGGGAATTAAAGGATAAATCATGGCAGGAACTCTCGTAGCGGATGTTTTACAAGATGGTGCTGGTAATAGCACTTCAATGGACAATGCCATTTATGGTAGTGCAAAGGCTTGGGTAAATTACAATGGTGTAGCCCAAACTATTACTGCTTCTTATAATATAAGTTCTGTTACTTACAATTCAACAGGTTCATATATAATAAATTTTACTTCTGCATTTACTGATAACAAATATGTTACTTTATCTACAGCTACAAATGCTCCATCAACTGCATCTGTAATAATGAATAGTAATGCAAATTCTTCTGGTACTCCAACAGCACCAACTACTACTGCTTGTTATGTATTTGCTCAATCAAGAAGCACGGGAGCGGCTATTGATTCTGCATATATATCAGTAGCTTGTTTTAGATAATTAAAGGAAAAATAATGTCACAAGTAATGCCTTCCATTGAAAGACTCAAGCAAGTGTTTGAGTATAAGGATGGTATTCTTTATTGGAAAGCAAAACCACATCCTATGGCTTTTAGAGTAAAGGTTGGTGATGTTGCCGATAATTTAAAAAGTAATGGATATAAATCAGTATTTTTAGATGGCAAATCATATCCATCCCATAGAATAGTTTATAAGCTATTTAATGGCGATTTTGAAGGTTTTATTGACCATATTGATGGCAATCCGTCAAATAACAAAATTGATAATTTAAGGATTGCTACTGCTGAAGAAAATCAAAGAAATGCCAAAATTCGCAAAGACAATACATCTGGAATCAAAGGTGTATCTTATGACAAATCTAAAGGTTCTTGGCGAGTAAGATTACAAGTAAATAAAAAGCAAAAGATATTTGGCGATTTTAAAGATTTAGAATTGGCAGAATTAGTAGCAATAGAAGCAAGAGATAAATATCATGGCAAGTTTGCCAATCATGGAATTTAAGGAGAAATAGCATGGCAAGTGTAATTATTTATAGCAATAGTAATGGGGGCGTTTCGGTATGCGTGCCGACTGGTGAGTTACCTATCAATGAGGTGTTGGCGAAGGATGCTCCTGCTGGCGCAATTATTGTTGATGACTCTACACTTCCACAAGGTGCAGATTCGTCTTTTTTTGATGCTTGGGAACTGTCAGGCTCTACAGTCACAGTAAACTTTGAAAAAGCTAAAGCTATCAAACTCGCTCAATTTAATGCTAAAGCTGTAGAAGAAGCTCAAAAGCGACAACTCAACACTTTAGCTGGAATTGACAATGCTGTTAGCGATGCAGATTTTACTGCTAGTCTAGTAGCTGGTCGTACTGCTATTGCTAGTGCAAAAACTACAGCCGAATTAGTGGCTATTTAAGGACAGATTATGTCAGTATCTTTATATGGTAGTGGACAGACAGTAATTCAAGCTGTTGTTGGAAGTTTTACTGGAAATTCATTTTCTACTACTTCAAGTTCTTTTGTTAGTGTTACAGGGTTTTCTGCAACAATTACACCACAAAGCACTACAAGTAAAATTTTAGTAATGCTTACAACAAGTAGTTGTCATGTTAGCACAACAAGTCAAGGAGAATATAGAGTTCTTCGAAATGGCTCTGACCCTGCTATGGGTTCATCAGGTTATATGTGGACTTCAGATGGTTATTATGGAAGCACTACAGTTCAAGATGCAGCAACAACATATTTAGATTCTCCTTCATCAACATCTGCTTTAACTTATCAAGTTCAAATAAGAAATAGGCAAGGAAATACTATGGTTGTTGGTGAGGATTGGAATGGTAATACTCCAGCTGGAGTTCATACTTTGGTTTTATTAGAAATTTCAGGAAGCTAATATGTATAACATTCAAGCTGTTTATTCTTTATATCCTAATGTTGTATCTACACACAATACAACTGCTTACGATGCAAATGGAAATGTTGTTCAAACTGATGCAAATGCAATAATCGCAAAAGCTGCCGAACTACAAGCTGCTGAAGCTCAAGCAGAACAAGCACAAGCAACTGCAAAGGCTTCTGCACTAGCTAAACTAACTGCACTTGGTTTAACTGCTGATGAAGTAAAAGCACTATTAGGAGCTTAATATGAACTTTACATTTACATGGATTATGGACAAGTT